CGTGCTTTATTGTGCCGGTGCTGGACGAGATGGGCGAGGTTGGCGGCTTCTTTCCGGCCCTGCCCAGCTACTGCGAGGTGCTGGAGAGCCGGGGCGAGGTGTGGCTGCGGTATCACTTCGGGAACGGACAGACCGGGGCCATGGAGCTGAGCCGCTGCGGCGTGATGACCAAGCATCAGTACCAGAGCGATCTCTTCGGCGAGACCAACGACGCCCTGGGCAACACCATGGCCCTGCTGGACCTGCAGAACCAGGGCGTGCAGGAGGGCATCAAAAACAGCGCCTCCTACCGCTTCCTGGCCCAGATGTCGAACTTCATGAAGCCGGACGACCTGGCCAAGGAGCGCAAGCGCTTCGACCGGGAGAACATGCGGGGCGAGGGCGGCGGGCTGCTGCTCTTTCCGAACACGTACACCAACATCAAGCAGATCGAGTCGAAGCCCTTCACCGTGGACGCGGATCAGCAGAAGCTGATCGAGACCAACGTTTACAACTACTTCGGGGTGAACGAGAAGATTCTGCAGAACAGCTGCATCGGCGACGAGTGGGCGGCCTTTTACGAGGGGGCCATCGAGCCCTTCGCCATCCAGCTGAGCGAGGTGCTGACCCGGATGGTGTACACCCGGCGGGAGATCGGCACGGGGAACGAGATCACCGTGACGGCCAACCGGCTGCAGTACATGAGCGCCCACGACAAGATGGACATGGCCAGCCAGATGGCCGACCGGGGCCTGATGACCCGGAACGAAATCCGGCAGGTGCTGCAGCTGCCGCCGCTGCCGGAGGAGATCGGCGACACGCTGCCGGTGCGCGGCGAGTACTACAACCTGGGCGAGCAGCGGTTCACCGGCGAAAAGGAACCCGCCGGGCAGGCCGAAAGCATCAGCCAATCAGCAGAAAACGAGGAGGTGGAGTAAATGCCATCCGTGATGAACAGGGAGATCCGCATGATGGCGGCGCCGCTGATGCCGCTGGAGGAGGAGAACGCGCCGGAGTACCGGGTGCGGGGCTATGCGTCCACCTTTGAGCGGTACAAGCTGGCCAGCTTTGACGGGGTGGACTACTTTGAGCAGATCGACCGGCACGCCTTTGACCAGGCGGACATGACCGACGTGATCATGCAGTTTGACCACGCGGGGCGCGTCTATGCCCGGCAGTCGAACGGGAGCCTTTTTCTGGGCGTGGACGACCACGGCCTGGCCATCGAGGCCGACCTGGGCCGCACGGAGCTGGCCCGGGGGCTGTATGAGGACATCAGCGCCCGGATGATCACCCGGATGAGCTTTGCCTTTACCGTGGCGGAGGACAGCTACGACAAGGACACGCACACCCGGACCATCCTGCGGTTTGCGAAAATCTACGATGTGAGCGCGGTATCAATCCCGGCCAACCCCGGGACGGATATATCGGCCCGTTCCTGGCTCGACGGAGTGATCGAGGCGGAGAAGGCGGAGCGACTGAGGGCCGAAAACGAAGCGAGGGCGAGGGCGAAGCTGGCCCTGAAGCTCAAGCTGATGTAAGGAGGAACCGACATGACCCGTGAAGAGATCATGAACCTGAGCGCGGAGGAGTGCGAGGAGCGCAGGGCGGCCATCCGGAGCGAGATGGACGCGGAGGGCGCCGACATCCAGGCGCTGAGCGACGAGGCGGACGCGATCATCGAGCGCATCAGCGCCCTGAAGAAAGCCGCCGAAGAGCGGGCAGCCCTGGCGGCCAAGGTGGCCGGCGGGGAGGGCACCGTGATCAAGACCTTTAAGGAGGAAACCAAGATGGACGAGAAGAGGAGCTACACCGACGCCTCGCCTGAGTACCGCAGCGGATTCCTGAAGAGCCTGCTGGGCCAGGAACTGACCGAGGAAGAGCGGAGCGCCATCTCCTTTGTGGCGACCACCAACGACGCCACCTACGGCAGCGGCAATGTGCTGCCCCGCACCATGCTGAACCAGGTGTGGGATCTGATCAGCGAGCAGCACGCGATCCTGGGCGACATCACCCTGTATCGCACCGGCACCATTCTGGAGGTGGCCAAGCGCACCGCGATCAGCCAGGGCGACGCCGCGACCGTGAGCGAGAATGCCGCCAACGACGACGAGGTGAACACCTTTGCCAAGGTGACCCTGACCGGCAAGGACTTCTCCAAGCACGTGAACGTGTCCTACGCCATGGCCAAGATGAGCGTGGAGGCCCTGGAGAGCTTCCTGGTGAACGAGATTGCCGACCGGATCGGCGCCGCGCTGGCCGCGGACATCGTGACCCAGATCGGCACCGACTTTGACAGCACCCACAACGCCATCACCACCGCCGCCGAGAAGAAGCTGGCCTTTGCCGAAGTGGCCGCCGCCATGGGCGCCCTCAAGAACGCCTTCGGCCAGGCTGTGGTCTACGCCAACCGCGCCACCGTGTACAAGTATCTGGTGGGCATGGTGGACACCACCGGCCGCCCGATCTTCCAGGTGAACGCCCAGAACGGCGCCGAAGGCAACCTGATCGGCTGCCCCGTGAAGGTGGAGGACGCCGTGTCCAATGACATCCTGTGGATCGGCTATCCGAAGCAGGTGGTCGGCAACATGGTGCAGGACATCATGGTGGAGACCGACCGCGACATCAAGAAGCACGTGATCACCTACGCCGGCTATGCCCGCTTTGAGTGCAGGCTGCTGGCCCCCGCGGCCTTTGCCAAGATCACTGTGGACCAGGGGACATAACCGTCAGTGACGCCGACACGGACGAGAGCGGCGACCTGTCGGAAGCGGAGCTCCTTGCGCTGACAGTTTCCCAGCTGAAGCGCATCGCTGACGAGATGGGAATCACCCTGACCGCCACCAGGAAGGCGGACATCATCGTCGAGATTCTGGCGGCGCAGGAGGCCGCGGCGGAGGAAGAAACGCCGGGCGACTAACGGCAGAGAGGTGAGAAGAGATGGCACTGCTGGACAAGGCCAAGGTGGCGCTGCGCATCACTGTGGAGGACTATGACGAGCAGATCACGGACCTGATCGAGGCCGCGAAGCTCGATCTGGGCATCGCCGGGGTGGTGCTGCCGGAGGAACTGGATGCCCTGTGCTCGCAGGCCATCATCACCTACTGCCGGGTGCACTTCGGCAGCCCGGAACCCGAGGAATACGACCGCCTGAAGCGGGCCTATGACGAGCAGAAGGCCCAGCTGCAGAACGCGACGGGCTATACCGACTGGGGGGAAGAGGACGATGAGGCGTAACGCGGTGGCCTGGCTGGTGGGGGAAGACCCCTCGGCCCGGGGCGTATACGAGGAGCCCTCCGAGACCCGGCGCAAGGTTTTCTGCCAGGTGCGCACGGCCTACATGCAGGAAGTGCAGATGGCCATGAGCACCGGGCATGAGCCGACCAAGGTGCTTCTCCTGGCGGATGAGCGCGAGTGGCAGGGCGAGGAGAAGTGCGAGTTTGAGGGCAAGGTGTACCGGGTCATCCACACCTTTGTCCGCGGCGACCTGGGCATTGAGCTGACCCTGGAGAAGTGGAAGTGAGGTGGAGACCATGTGGACGGAGCTGCTGACGGCCCTGCGGGGCACCGGCATCCCCTTTGCCGAGCAGGAATGGCGGAACGCCGGAAAGCTGAACGGCGATTACGGCATCCTGCGCCTGCGGGGCGAGGGGGACACGGTGTGGGCAGACGGCCACCGGCAGGCCGGAGCCATGGTGGCCGCCGTGCACCTCTTTACCAGGTCGGTGGGCATGGCCCAGGCGGAGGCAATCCGGGCGGTGCTGGACTCCTTTGAGGGGTTGAGCTACCGCCTGGAGGACACCCTTTTCGAGGACGACACCCACCTGACCCACCGGGTGTGGATCTGCGAGTGGAGCGAGTGACCGATGGGCATCAAGATCAGGGGAGACGCGGAGCTGACGGCCAAGCTGAGCCTTTTGACCCGGCAGCGGCCCGAGGCGGTGAAGCGGGCGCTCTTTGAGGGCGCGGGCGTGATGGCCAACGCCATGAAGGCGGCGGTGGAGAGCCTGCCGGTGGATAACCGGATGCCTGCAAAGGACAGGCCGCTGAACGTGATTTCATCCAGGGACAAGGCGGACGTGGCTGCGGGCGTGGGCATCGCACATTTTCAGGACGACGGCGACGCGGTGGACACGCTGGTGGGCTTCAAGGGCTATGTTTCCCGGACTGAAAAGAACTACCCAAACGGCGTGCCCATCCCGCTGATTGTGCGCTCCATCGAGAACGGCTCTTCCGTGCGCGCTGAGCACCCCTTTGTGGGGAAGGCGACCCGCGGGGCCAGGAGCGCCGCGGTGGCGGCCATCCGGGCGAAGGCGGATGAAGAAATCGAGAAGATCATCAAGTAAGGAGGCAACAATATGGCTTATGTAGGCCTTTCCAAGCCGTTTTACGCGCAGTATGCGGCCAGCGGCACGACCGTGACCTACTCCAATGGCGGGTCCATCGGCAAGGCGGTGAGCGCGAACATCGCCATCGACGGCAAGGACCCGACCATCCTCTATGCCGACAACGGCCCGGCGGAGAGCGCCGGCTCCTTTGGCGGCGGCACCCTGACCCTGGGCGTGGACAAGCTGGACCTGACCGTGGCGGCCACCCTGCTGGGCATCACCGCTCCGACCACCAGCACCACCCCGACTCCCGCCATCTTCGGCGGCGACGCTGTGGCTCCGTATGTGGGCGTGGGCTTCGTCGTGAAGAGCATCGAAGGCGGCTCTGCCGTGTGGCGTGCCGTGATCCTGTACAAGGTGCAGTTCAAGCTGCCGGACTTCGACTGGACGACCCAGGGCGAGAGCATTGAGTTTGCCACGCCCGAGCTGGAGGCGACCATCCTGCGGGATGACACCGCGGCCAGCAAGTGGGGCTCCATGCAGGACTTCAGCACCGAGGCGGATGCCGTGGCGGCCGTGAAGACCGCGCTGAGCATTACCTGACCGACCAGGGGAGCAGATGGGGTGCACCCCCTGTTTGCTCCCCGCTTTTCTTTTGTGAAAGGAGAAAACCATGCGCGTACACTACGTTGAGCTGAACGAGGTCAAGTACCCCCTGGTGCTGAGCAACCGGGCGACCATGGAGCTGGAGAGCAAGGGCTATGAGCTGAGCGGCGAGGGCTTTCAGAAAGCGGCCACCTCCATGACCTTTGTGATGACCATGCTGCACCTGATGATGCAGAGCGGCGAGCGCTGGGCGAAGAAGATGGGCAGGCCCACCCCCGAGGTGCCCACGCTGGAGGATCTGGCCGACATGACCGACATGGGCGATCTGGAGAAGATTACCGATGTGCTGGCGGAGGCCATTGACGGCGAGCGGCATGTGGAGGCGACACCGCCAAAAAACTGAAGGGCGCGGGCATCGGCAAGATGTGCGGGGAGATTTACCTGTACTTTGGCCTGAAGATGGGGCTGACCTTTGACGAGGCCATGGACATGCCGCGCTCGCTCCTGGACGACCTGATTGCGACTGACCAGATTGTTGAACAGGGATTCAAGCGGAAGCTTTCGCCGGAGGAAAACGCGAAGGAACTGAAGGCGATTTTCCGGCTGAGATAAAAATGACGGCCTGAGAGGTGATTTTATGGCAGACATCAGCGTAAAGATGGCGGTGGAGGGCGGCGCGTCCTTTGACTCGCAGATCAACGCCTCTAACGCGAAAATCAAAGCGCTGAGCGCACAGCTCAAAAACGCCGATCAGGCCATGCAGAGCGGCGAGGGCTCCGCTGACGCGCTGAGGCAGAAGCAGCAGCTCCTGACCCAGATGCTTTCGACCCAGCAGTCTAAGCTCCAGGCGCTTTCGACCAAGTACCAGCAGGCCACCGGCAAGCTGGGCGAACTGGCGGCGGCCCTGGAGCAGGCGAAGGCCAGCGGAGACCCCGCCGCCATTGAGCAGGCCAGCACGGCCTACAACAAGCAGGTGGCGGTCTGCGCCAAGCTGGAGCAGCAGATGGCCAGCCTGGAGGGCGAGATCGCCGGCACCCAGCGGGAGATGAAGCAGCTCTCCGAGGGCGGAGAGGACGCTGCGGAGGCCACCGAGGGCATGGGCGACGCGGCTCAGGAGGCCGCAGGCCAGGCCGACAACCTGGGGGACAAGACGGACAAGCTGGCGAGCCGCATTTCGGCGAAGCTGGTCTCTGACGCCCTCTCCAAGGCGGCGGACGCCCTGGAGGCCCTGGGCCGGAAGTGCGCCGAAGTGGCCACAAAGATGTGGAACGCCGGGATTGAGTCCTCCAACTGGGCGGACGAACTGGCGACCCTCTCCGCGCAGACCGGCATCAGCACCAATGACCTGCAGCGCTTCTCCTACGCGGAGCGGCTGGTGGACACGGAGACGGGCACCATCCAGAAGAGCCTGACCCGGCTGAAGAAGGCAATGGGCTCCACCTCGAAGGAGACCAAGGCGGCCTTTGACAAGCTGGGCGTGGCCACCACGGACGCTGCGGGCAACATGCGGGACTCCCAGCAGGTATTCTGGGAGGCCATTGACGCCCTGGGCACCATCGAGAACGCCACTGAGCGGGATCAGATCGCGATGCAGCTCTTCGGCAAGAGTGCAGAGGAGCTGAACCCCCTGATCAAGGCGGGCACCAAGGCATGGGCGGAGGCTTCGGAAGAGGCGGAGCGGCTGGGTCTGGTGCTTTCGGAGGATGAGGTGCAGAACCTCACCGACCTGAACGACGCCTGGCAGAAGATGGACGCCACCTTCGAGGCGACCCGCAACCGTATGATGGCCGGGCTTGCCCCCGCCTTTACCCGGATCGCCGACAAGCTGCAGCAGGCGGCGGAGAAGTTCAACCTTTTCCTGCAGTCCGAAAAGGGCCAGGCCATGATGGACAAGCTGGGCGCGGCCATCGAGCGCATCGTGGACGCCCTGGGCAACAATTTTGAGCCCATCATGGACGGCATCATCAACCTGATCGACCGCTTCGCCGACGCCCTGGAGTGGGCAGGCGAGCACGCAGACCTTGTGAGCGGGGCCATCACCGGACTGGTGGGCGCCTTTGCCCTCTTCAAGGTAGGCAGCGGCATCGCATCCTTTGCCAGCCTCTTCGGAGGGGCCGGGAAGATCGTGCTGATCATCGCCGCCATCGCGGCGGGCCTGTATCTGGTGATCAAGTACTGGCCGCAGATCAAGGAGGCGGCGCTGAACTGCTGGGAGGCCATCAAGGGCGCCTTTGGCGATTTCGGCGAGTGGATCTCCGGCATCTTCGGCAAGAAGACCACCAGCAAGGTCAAGAAGAAGGCCAAGGACTGGAAAAAGGTCGGGCAGGAGGTCGCCAAGAACCTCAACACGGGCATGCAGAACGCCGTCTCCGGCGCGAGCAAGCTGCTGGCGGGTGTGTCCGAGGCCTTCGACACGGCCATGGACACCATCGACTTCTCTGCCGTGGGCAAGCTGGGCGGCGAGGTCGTGAACGCGGGCGTGACGGCTGCCACCGCTCTGGTGGAGAACGTGGACTGGCAGGGCGCCGGCAAGATGGTGGCGGATGCCGTCAACACGGGCGTGCAGGTGCTGGACACGCTGATCCAGGGGGTCGGAGAGACCGCGCTCGCGCTGCTGGAGGGCATCGACTGGCAGGGTGCGGGCAAGCGGATGGCCACCTGGATCAATACCGGCTTTGAAATCGTCGACACGCTGGTCACCGGCACGCTGGAGGGCGCGAAGGCACTGCTGGCGGAAATCGACTTTACCGGCATCGGCCAGGGCATCGGTCAGGCCATTAACGCTGGTATGAATCTTGTGGTCGACCTGGTGCGCGGCCCATTGGAGGCAGCGTCGGCTTTGGCAGCCAACA